AAGTAAAAGAAGCAATAGATAAACACCCAGAATTAAAAGATGGGTTTGATATGTGGACAGAAGAATCTACTATGGACGGCAGACAAAGAGTAGCAGAAGGTGCGTTAATACCTATGTTAGTCAATGCAATTAAAGAATTGACAAAAAGAATAAAAGATTTAGAAGATAAGTAATAACAAAAGAAAGGCAAAAATGTTAAATACATATGTCGTAGAAGGCGGAGTTGGTAAATGTGCTACATTTAGTGCATTAATTCCTAAACTAAAAGAAAAATCAGAAATACAAATATACACACCTTACATTGGTTGCTTTGCAAGTAATCCAGATGTCAAGTTAGTATTAGAACAAACACTACCTTTGCAAGACGCAAGAATAATGGCATCGAACAATATCTTTTACTGTGAGCCATATAAATCTAATTTTCAATTTGGCAAACAACATATCATTGAAAGCTACTGTGAACATCATGGTGTTGAATACACACCGTCTATGGTCCCTAAGATTTATACGACACATCATAAAGATAGTGTTAAAGAATGGCTGACCAAGAATGAGATTGGTAAATACATAATGATCCAATTCTCTGGTGGTCAACCACAAGCTGGTTTTAATGCTAGTAACCAATACACAAACATTAATCCAAATAGAAACTATCAACCATACCTTGCTCAACAAGTAGTTAATATGTTGAGAGAAGAATATAAAGACACTACTATTATCAACTGTGTTTTACCTAATGAGCCTCACTATAATGATACTATTAGATGTGATTTACATTGGACACAGTTACATGAAATGCTGAAAGACGCAGAAGGGTTCGTTGCTATTGATAGTTGTCTACAACATTTCTCACCATCAGCAAATAAACAAGGTGTAGTCGTTTGGGGTAGTACACGTTGGACACAATTTGGTTATGAACACAATAAAAACCTACAGTTTCACATGGGAAATGACTGGGATGAGGCTAAATATAATGATAGCGATCCTAGAAATAACATGGTAGAACCGAAAATAATTCTTGATGAATTTAAAAAACTTGATACAACTAAACCCGTTGCATGCGCAACAAAATAAGGAGAAAATATTATGAGTGAAGACGTAAAAACTGCAGAAGATATAGCACAAGATTTTACAGCTATGGGACACAGTGTTGAATTAATCAATGGTATCATTGCAGGTACTTCAATGGTTGATGAAGAAGCTGAGGATAAACAATCAGCTGTTGACAGAAATGTTGAGCACCTAGAACTTATGGTTGCTAAAGATTTTTGGACTGATGAAGACATGACTGATGTTGAATCTGCTATTACTGCTGGTAAATCATACACAGCAGTATAATTAAAAATAAATTAACCTATGCTGTTTGGATTTTTTTCATTTGCTGAAGAACCGTTCTCAACAGCTAACGACAATAATGTAAATATTCAAGTAATAGGTAATGCATTATCAATTAGTATTGGTAGTGTTGGAATTACAGCAGATTCTATTGTAGAAGACGTTGATCCTTCTCAAGTAATACTAGGCACGGGAACTGTTACAATTACAGGGGACTCTAATTTTACTGTTACAGGTAATGCTACTTCATTAGGTATAGGAAATTTCATAGTTACCGCTGATGCTAATACATCTGTTACAGGAAATGCATTGACGATTGCTACAGGAAATGTTAGTATAACAGGAACAGCGTTAGTAAATCCTACAGGCAGTCAATTAGTTGCTGGTGTAAATAACCCTAACGTTATAACATGGGAAAATATAGTACCTGGAGCAACAATGGTATGGACACCAATAGATCCAATTTAAGGAAATTATGGCATCAAGTTATTCATCAGATTTAAAATTAGAACTAGTTAGTACTGGAGAAAAAGCAGGTCTTTGGGGAACAATAACTAATACAAATTTACAAATTTTACAACAGTCCTCATCAGGAGTTTTATCCGTAGACATGGCTGGAGCTGATATTACATTGGCACTAACTGATGGTGCGGAATCAAATGGTAAAAATATATTTTTAAAATTAACAGGGACTCTTTCAGCTAATAGAACTTTAACAATGCCTAGTGGTAGTGGAGTTACTAGACTATGGTTTGTAGAAGACGCTACTGTTAGAGGAACATCAAATAGAACACTAGACGTTTTAACAACTAGTGGAACAGCACAACCTGTGCCTCCTGGATCAACATTAATGTGTGTTTCAGATGGAGCTCAAACTACTACAACTCTTATAGAAAAAGGTTATGTAACAATTACAGATTCTAACTCATCATACACAACAGTTGCAGGCAATCAAATTTTAGCAAACACTACTGCAAACCCTATTACAATAGTTTTACCTGTTGCTCCAGCTACAGGAGATGAAATTACAATTATAGATGCTAGAGGAACTTTTGGATCTAACAACTGTATTATTGACAGAAACAATAAACCTATTAATTCGGGTACAAGTAACTTAACATTAAGTACTAATGGTCAAGCCCTTACTTTGGTTTATGTAGATTCTACAAGAGGCTGGACTTATAAAACGAACACAGCGTAAGGAGCACGGATCATGGCTCTTACTTCCATTAAATTTTTACCCGGTATAAATAAACAAGATACAGGTGTTGGTGCAGTAGGACGTTGGGTAGACTCTGATAACGTAAGATTTAGATATGGATTTCCAGAAAAGGTAGGAGGCTGGTCTTCTTTAACTTTAGATACAATTGTAGGTGTATCTAGAAAAATGCATTCTTTTGTTGATCTAGAAGGTAACCGTTACGTTGCAATTGGCACAGATAAATTTTTACTTATATATTTTGAAGGACAACTTTTTGATATAACACCTTTCCGTACTAATAATGCTGGAACTCAAACTACTTTTACATCTTCAACATTAGCCACAAATAGTACTTCAAATAAAACTTGTACAATCACAACTACTTCTGCACATGGTCTACAAGTTGGAGATATAATTTTATTAAACTCTGTAACATTACCTAGTGGAACTGGACTTTCTGCTTCTGATTTTGAAGATAAATTATTTCAAGTTTTAACAGTTCCTACTAATACTACTTTTACTATTGATTCTTTAAATCAAGCAAGTGGTGCAGTGTCCACTGGAGGTTCTATGATCGTAGAACCTTATCAAAGTGTAGGCCCTGCTCAACAAACTTATGGTTATGGTTTTGGTATTGGACAATTTGGGGGAACTGTTTCAGGAGCATTAGCTAACACTTTATCTTCTGGAATAAATGCTAGTGTCACTACTATTCCAGTTACTTCTAACACAGGTTTTCCAACAGCAGGAACAATTTCAATTGGAACAGAGTTAATTACTTACACAGGAAAAGGCACAAATACATTTACTGGAGCAACACGGGGAGCAAATGGTACAGCCGGTGTGACGCATAGCTCTGGAGCAGTTGTAACAGATTCATCAGACTATTCGGGTTGGGGTTCAGCAGTAGAAGCTTCTACTGTTACTCTAGAATCAGGTCTATGGTCATTGAGTAATTTTGGTCAAGTACTTGTTGCAACTATTTCAAATGGTAAAACATTTACATGGAACTCAGGTATTGCAGCAAAATTTACAACTCGTGCATCCACAACTACATCAGGATTTGAAACAGCTCTCAGCACAGGAGAGGGTAATCCAACAGCAAGTCGCTTAACTTTAATTTCTCCAACAACTAGACACTTAATTCATTTTGGAACGGAAGATGTAATAGGAGATCCTACAACTCAAGATGATATGTTTGTAAGGTTCGCGGACCAAGAAGCAATTAATTTTTATGCAATTAAAGCAACGAATACTGCGGGTTCACAGAGATTACAAGATGGTACTAAAATTGTAGGTAGTATTGTTGCCAAAGAAAATATTTTAGTCTGGACAGATAACGCTTTATACACAATGAAATTTGTTGGAGCACCTTTTACATTTGGATTTGAACAAGTGGGTACTAACTGTGGATTGATTGGTAAGAATGCAGCGGTTGAAATTGACGGAGTTGCTTATTGGATGTCTAATAATGGTTTCTTTTCTTTTGATGGTACAGTTAACTCATTAGCATGTTCTGTTGAAGATTATGTTTTTGATGATTGTGATACAACTAAAGGTCAACAAATTTGTGCAGGTATAAATAATTTATATACAGAAGTCAGTTGGTGGTATCCCACTGCAAATTCAAATTTTAATGATAGGTATGTTGTATTTAACTATGGTGAATCTCAATCAGTCCCAATGGGTAATTGGTACACAGGCGTTAACACTAATTCAATTAGAACGGCTTGGATTGATGCTTTAATTTATCCAAAACCTTATTCTTCTAGTTTTAACAATAGTGCCGAAGGTACTTTTCCAGCTGTAATTGGAGTAGATGGTTTAGGGCAAACTGTATTATTTGAACAAGAAACGGGGACCGATCAAATTAATCCTGATGGATCTACTACAGCTTTAACATCTTCTTTACAATCTTATGATATTGCTTTACAACAAGAACAACCCGAAACATTTTTAGCAATGAGAAGATTTGTACCAGATTTTAAAACATTAACAGGAAATGCAAATGTCACAATAGGTTTAAAAGATTACCCTTCTTCTAGTAGTGCAGAAAGTTCATTAAGTCCTTTTACAATTACATCTTCAACAACCAAAGAAGATACTAGAGCAAGAGGAAGATATGCAAGTTTAAAAATAGAAAATACCGGACTTGGACAAAAATGGAGATTTGGAACA